ATCCATACCGCAGAATATAACCATATCATCCTTGTCAACTACTTGTGCAGGAATTGCCTTGTAGATGTCATCAAAAATGCTGATTACATTTGCAGCAGTAATTGCAGTTTCTACAACTCCGTGAAGAGCAACACTATTTGCATTTACAACAGTTGCACCTGCGGCAGTAATCAACTTGAGCAAACCATCAAACTTGTTAAGGTTAACGTTTACAGAAGATGTATCACCTTGCCACAATGCTGCTTCAAGTTGTTGTGCAATCTTCTCTGCTTTGCGGTTAGAGTACTGCTCAGAATAAACCATACTATCATACATAGAACCAGCAGGGAGTGCTTTTTGCAAGTATTTTGCTTCAAGGTCTTTCAAGCAAAGTGCTTCATTAACCTTGATTTTACCAACGGTTACTGCCCTTTGAGTGAAAGAAGTTGTTCCTGATGCGTTAAACCCACATGAACTGCCATCTTGAAAAATAGCATCAGTATCCATGATGTTTATTTGTTCACTGCTTTTTAGTCCAAGCATCACATTCCCACTGTCTTTAATGAGTGATGCGGTTTTGCTACCAAGTACAGATGATGCAACAAGGAGTGCCTCATTCTCTTTGGTATAGTTTGCCAATGTGCCTACTGAAAATCCCATTTTATTTAATTTTTATTGTTTGTTAATTAATTACTTCATTGATTTTGCGAACTCAAGAAAGCGACTGATTTTATCCTCTTTCTTTTCTACGTGAACATTAAACTTGTCCTTTGGTTGCTCGGTTGCATTTGCTGATGGTGTGTGCAGAATCTGAACCAAAACATCTGAAATGTCGCTGATACCCTTGCTGAACTTTAGTTCTTGAGAGGCAAATTTGGCATCGTAACCCATCTTGATTTCATCAAGTTGCTTCTGCATTTCCTCAATCTTCTTCTTCATTAGGTCCTCTGCAACTGGCACTTCAACTTCAACCTCCACTTCAGGTGCTTCCATTTCAGGTGCTTTGATTTCTAAGATGGTTGCTGATTCATCCAAAAGAATGATAGTACCATCAATCAACTCATGCTCTCCAGCAGGTGCAGGGGTTTCAACTCCTGATTCATCTACAAGAGATACTTTACCGCCTACTTCAAGTTTGTCAATCATTACTTTAGCACCGCTTTTAAGGGAGTACTCAGCAAAAGATTGGGTAGATTCAACAGATGCAACGGGTAGTTCCCCTGCTTCAGCAAACATTTGCTTAATCTTGTTTATTGCTTCTAATGTTGTCATAAAATCTTTAGTTATAAATAGTGACCATTTCCTAATGTACCATATAGGGCATTTTTAACCGATTTGAGCAAGTACTCCCAGTACGTTCTCCCATAGTTGCTCTATGCGTTTATCCCCTGTTTTTCGGTAGTTAAATTGACCCTCAACACTAAACCCACGAACCTTGCCATCTTTAACCATCTGCCAAACCTCATCATTATCAACTTTAAAAGAACCAAACCAAGACCCATCGGGGACATCTTCAAAACCCTTCATTGCCTTTATTCCCCTCTTATCATCCTTTATCCAAGATTCAAACATGGTCATACCCTCAGTCAGATTGCCTTGGTCATGCATCAGATTCACGTTTGATTGGTAACCTTTCTTGAAGAACCTCTGTGCAATCTTTTTTATCGTTTCCTTTGTGAAAACAACATAATACTCACCATTGTCATCATTTCTGTAAATAGGAGTATCTGCCAACATCAAAGGACCGCTAATGATTCTTTCTTCTTCGCTTTGGATTGCAAAGTTTTGCCTATCAATCTGCTTCAACTTCCTTTCTGCCCAGTCAATCATAGCATCACCACCCCAAGCATCCCACATCAGACCGCCACATCCTTCTGAATATGGTACATCTTTATGTTGCTGATGCCTACGAAATCCGCTAATTCTTGCCAAAGTTTCCCTTGTCAAATTCTCTTTATTTGCAATTTGGTTAGCACGAATTTTGCCAGTTGCCTCACCACAAGAACCCCATCCGTTTTCCTCTGCCCATTTCAAAGCACGTTTAGCATTATTAACTGCTGCTTCAGGGTAATCATTATAGGAATCTTCTGCGAAGTGTTCAGTCCAAATAGAATTGCAGATTGCAACCGCTTGTTCAGTTTCTTTGCCTTCATTAATGACATATTCAATGCATCTTGGGAGGAACTTGTCTTTACCTTCCCCGACTATTGGGTTAATAAACTTATCATCCTTAAACATAAGGAATGACCTTTCAATTGCAGGTCTATCAACAAGACTGACCACATCAACCTCAACATCATCTTCAAGGTCGCTTGTTATCTCTAAATTGTAAATTGGTAAATTCTTTTCCATGTCATTAATTTTATCCAAGCCTTGCTGCTCGGTTTATTCTTGTTATTTTTTCTTGACTATTTGTAATATCTGATTCAACAACGTATGCTCTGCCAGTTGCTGACCCCATTTGGTTAATGGATTGCTGATTTAATTGTGTGATTGTATTCTGAATAGGTGCAGTTGGAGTTATTGGTGCAGATGCCATAGACATAGAAGGAGCACCCGTATCTGCTACATTACCCGTACCTTTTGCAGATGGGACTTTTGTGCTGATAATCTTTTTTACATTTATCAATCCTGCTGCAATTGTCGCTGCTGCTGCAACTGGTCCAAAGATACCGCCTTGTGCCAATGCCTTTGATGCACCTTGATAAGTATTGATGATTGCTTGGGTAACTGCAATTGCCTTACCTGCTGCACTATTTTGGTCCACAAGACCGCCAATGATGGACAAAGATTGAGAGGCAAGACCCAACTGAGCATCAAACTTCTCTTGCTCAAGTTTCTTTTCGTAATCAGTTAACTGCTTCTTCGCATCTGCTTGTTGTGTTGCACTTACAATGATTGCATCTGTTACACCTTTGGCAACTACTTGAGTAGCAACAAGTGCATCTTTACCTGCTGCCGTTACTCCAAGAATCTGTGTAGTAGTTAGATTTGCTGCAAGTTCTTTCTCTCTACGGATTAAGTTTTGCCCTTCCTCATAATCTTTTCTTATCCTATCTTTTTCTTTCTGCTTTTCTGCTGCAACTTTTGCTGCCTCTGCGTTTCTATCTGCAATCCTTTTCTTTTCTGCTTCATCCAATACTGCATTCTCAACCTTTAACTCCCTGAACCTTTTTGCTTCTTCATCGGTTAATGACCCAGTCAGTTTGAGTCTTTCCCTTAGTGCATTGGTTTCGTTTGCATTCGCTTCTTTTTGAAGTGCGTAAATCTCTTTCTCTTTACCACCTTGAGCAGTTAATAGTTTTACCCTTGCTGATATGTTCTCGTTTGCCCTTTCATTGGTTTTGCTTAATTTCTCAAGCACCCTATCTGCTTCTGAGGTAATGCCTACAAAGTCAGTAAACTTTGTGACAAGATTACCAACAAAGTCTGCAAGTTTCCCAAGACCTGGGATAAAGTTAAGGACTACTTTTTTAACTGTTTCAAAGTTCGCAATCAACAAACCAACACCAACGACCAAAGCACCTATACCAGTTGAGATAATGGCAGACCTTAAAGTACCGAATGCCTTAGAAACACTGTTTCCAATTACTGCACCAAGTTGCTTAAATGAATCAATGCTTTCCCCTACTGCTTGTAAACCTTGAGAAAGTGCCATTGCAGATTGAACCTTTAATAAGGTTTTCTCAACTGCTTCTGCTTTATTCCCAAATAAACCGACTGCACCTTGAAGTGCTGCGAATCCACCTGCAACACCCGATAAAGATGCAGTTAATGCTTTGAACTTTGCATCAGGGTTAAATGCATCTGTTAAGGCTTTTGCATCTCCAATAGCATCCTTTAATTCTGCTGCCCTCTTTGCTGCATTGATTGCCTCCTTTGAGGTTGCACCGAACTTGTCAGACAAGGTGTTTACCTCATTCTGTGCTTCTCTCAATTGTTGCTTTAATGAACCAACTGACTTACCGACCCCACTTGCATCTACTTGTACCTTGACACCAATTATTTCTTCTGCCATCTTATATGTATGTTAATTCAATTACTTTAAGAAGTTCAACCTTTGTGGTGCTAAAGTCCATCGGGTTATAATCCATGACCTTATTCAACCTCCAAAGAGAACCATCAATGTATATCAGTTTACTAAAATCAAGGTTGTAAATATCAACCTCATTTAACTTCAAAGAGCAAGTCAATAACTTACTATCCTTATCTGTTATCTCTGCAATGTACTCGGACCAATAACCATTAAATAGATTTGCTGCCGTGTAGGTAGATGCATCAAAAAATAACTCTTTTGGAGAACCCCAACAGATATCATTTTGTGGATTGGTTGGATTATCTAAATGCCCTGCATACCCGTAAACGTTAAAGGTTGCTATTGTACTTGCTCCGTTCTTCATGTTCCAGTTACTAACCCCCGTTATCTTCCTTGCTTGTAGAATCCTGATAACAGAATCCATCTTATCCTCTTTCGTGTTTTCGTTGGATAGTTTATAAATGGCAGAGTAAATCTTATCAGTTCCACTCTTTTGGTAAAGGATAGTCCCTGCAAAGATTAACTCAGTAGCATCCACTTCTTTTACAAACTCATTCTCTGAATCATAAATGAAATCACCATATCCCTCATTATACTTCTTTCTGTAGTTCTCAGCATAGAAGTCATTGTCTTGCTTGTATTTATAATCATAATACCTTGCAGTAAACTCACTCATTGGTTTAATCCTCATCACGCTACCTCTGTCCACCTTATCTGTCCAGTCTATTTTTGTGCCATCGTAAAAGTCAATGAAAGGCTTTATGATAAGTTTTTTCTCTACAAGTTTGTCCTCATAGACATACAGATTATACATCTTAACTATTGATGCAAAGAAATCCTTCTGAAAGATACCTTTTGGGATTGTGTCATTGATTACTATATCCTCACCATAGTTGATGGTAGTATCTGTTGGATTATTTGATGTGATGCTAAAAGTACCTTGCTCAATGTCAAGGTCCGAGAAGTTGCCTACCAAGTCAACATCTAAAGTATCTGTGTTTACGATTGTAATTGATGCAACATTAAGAATTGCGTTAAAGTTGTACCCATTTCCAGGGGTAGTGTAAGTAACAACTGAAATCGGTGTACCATTCTTCCTAAGTTGCACAGTAAAGTCACTTGATGGACTGATTGCGTTTATTGTACCCGATACGTTCAAGGTCAGACTACCAACTAATGGTGTAGCAGAGTTATAAGTAAAGTCACTACCGCTTCCCGTTATTACAAAGTTTCCTTGACTTAATATGTCAAACTCAACATTGCCTGCTGCTGATGTGTAGTTCTTTATCTTGGTTGTAGCAAGTAGTCCAAGTGATGTGCTTTTAGTTAAGTTCTTCTGATTGTGAGGAATCACCAAAGTCTTGAAGAAATTGGTAGATATTAATGGGAAGTCATAGGTGTAACCTGACCCATCAAGAATCTTCTCAAGGTATTGCTTAACGTAAAGAGCAGGTCTGAAGGCATCAAAAGAAAAGTCTATCTTATTTGTTGATACGTTGCCATTATCAATCAAAGGGAAGTAAACCCCAGTACCGCTAATGTTATCCCAACTATTTTGGATGTTGGTATATGTCCAAGCAGTATCTGCAATTCCAAAATCTATGTTTTCAAGTTTCTTGTTACCGAGTGCAGTAATAAAACCCCCCAATTCTCCGAACACCACAACTTCGTAATCTATGCTCTTACCATCAATAATGACCTCAAGCAATCTTAGAACACCTTTAAATATCTGAATCTTGTCTACCAAGATGATACATGGTACAGACTTGGTAGCGTTAAAGTTGTAACCAATGTTTGGTTCTGCGGAATTATATAAATTGGAGATGCCGAACTCAAATATATTACCGAATAGTTTATTATTATTGTCATTGCCAGGTAGTACGATGGTTTTACTGAATGATGTGTTACGGGTTGCAAAGTCTTGGATTTCATCTATGGCATAGGTGAACTCAGCAGAAATATTCTTAGTTAAATCAAGTTGGTAACCATCAATGTAAATCTCTGTCCTCATCGGAATTGACTATATTTTTTATTAGCAATCTGCACATCTAACTCAAGATTAAACATCTTGTCTGCTATTCGCTTCTTCTCCTCCCAATTGCTTGTCATAGTGACAATAGGATAATAGTATCCACCTTGCTCAAAGTAGACTTCAGGTGATTGTATTAACTCTGCTAACCAGTTGTAATCTGTAACATTTAAGTAATTACTTCTCAGTTTGTACATTGTTGTATGCTCTACAACGTACTTGGTAGCACCTGGGTTGATTCTGTTGTAATCATCATAAGTCCTCATGGCAGTAGCACTTGAATTGTACCGCCATTTATTTCCCTCATACTGCTTTGATTCTACGTTCCTTGATTCTTTATTGACCAACCTAAAATGCATGGTATCATAACCCCCTAACTGATTTAAGAAGTGCAATGCAATCGGTGAGTAGTTAGGGTTGCAAACAAGTTTAACCTTTGCTTCAGGACCGAATGAAGTACCATTATGCAACTTGATTCCATAAGCATAAGCAGTTGATGGAATAACAGTTGAACCATACCAATCATTAATGCCAATTGGTGAGATATCAAGAAGGGAAAAGGTATTCTGTGGGTCTGTCGCAGTTGTTACTGCAGTTCCGCTTGGTGTTCCGTTCTCGTTGTAAAGTTGTACCGATGGGTAAACGTTTGTGGTTACTCCTGATGCATTCATGTAACCGATGTGCAACTTATCCGTAAAAGCACATTCCACATTGCTTAAGTCCCTATTGGTTAACCATTTGTTGAGATAAGACTTGTAATATGTTGGAGATTGTGCAGGGTTATAAAAGTCGGGATAGTAAAAGTTAAAAGCAACGTAGGTCTGCTCTACCAAGTTTGTGTAAGTAGTTCCACCATATTCTTCTCCGTATTTTATGGTATATTCCTTATAAAGGTCATTTGTTGAACTACTGAATAAAGTTGTGGCAGTATTCGGAGTAAAATAGTTGGATGCATAATTACGCATAATGTTTCCTGCGTTAAATATTCCCTTTGTACTTGTCACATCAGGGAACTGCTTAATCCTTGCTACTAAGGTTGCATCTACATAGACATCAAAAACATACTTAAAATTAGTTGATGCCTTATTGGTAGAATCCACCACAAACCAAAGGTCATCATGTAGGGATGCGTATTGTTCAGGTATTGAGTTAATCGTTATTGCCATTGTTTACTTGTTCTCATTGTTAAGTAGCGAACTTGCTTGTTTTATGTACACCACCACATCAGCACCCACCGCCTTTGCCATTTTATCGTAAAAGTCCTGATTGAATACCTCTGTAATGGCATCATCAAAGAAACCAGTTCTTTTCAGACCTTGTTGCTTTATCTTCCTTGCAATCAGGTACGCAGTAGTGCGACCAGTGTTTAATTGAGCAACTGATTTCCTTTTGGTTTGCAGAGTTGATGGATTATATTTTTGGTCCTCATTTCTTGATGCTCTTGCATTCCGCTTTACCCATTTCTGAATAGCAGTAACCATTGGACCATTCATAGAAGGGTATGCTGACCTAAACCGATAAGGTGAGTTAGGTGTACCACTCTTGAACCCCTTTACACCTTTATTGACAAAGTCATAATACTTTGCTCCTGCTGAACTTTCAGGATAACCTACATCAATGGAGTACGTTGACCCTTGCTTAGTCAATGAACCCTCCGCAATATCTTTGCTAAGAGTTCCAGTATCTACCTTGTCATCCTTAATTAAGTTCTTCTGTGCTTGTAAAATGAACTTAGCAGCATATCTGAGGATAGTCTTTTCAACAAAAGGCAACTTACCAAGTTTGGCAAAGTCATCTTTGCTTGATGCCTCATTCGCAATTATGGCATCATTTATAACTACATCTGTGTCAATTCTTGCCATATTGTTTCTTAATTAATTCATTATCATGCTCCATCTTTGCTTTAAGGTAGGCAAGGTCATTCAAGAAGTTTATTGTAGGTAAGTCAAATGCTTGGTTAAGTGTGATTCCTTCAAACTCGGCAACCAGTTTTGCTTGATAAATCCATCCATAATGTTGCATAAAGCCTCCCATCCCTCCTCTGCTTTCTCCTTCGTTATCTTCGCCTCCATCATCTGTTGCACCAAATAATCCTTGGAATTCTTTATCCAAAGTCTGTAAACTTGATAAAAAAAAACAACCGAACCGAGTACGTTTACGATTGGTGCTTCAAGCATATCTTGTGCGTAATCCGAATGCTTACTTGCATCGTATTTATCATCCTTCCAACCTAACCAAGTTTTCTTTTGAGGAATAACCATACACGCCATAATCTTGTGCAGATTACCCATAACATCTGAACTGAAGTGCTTAGATTCAATATACCTTGCAGCAGGGATATTCCTAACATCGTAAATGCACTTGTAAACCCTACCATTTACCTTAATGTAGTCAACTGCTTGGGGTTGGATGTCTTGGTGAACAAAACTGATTGAATCTAACAATGGTCCGAGTTCTTTAACTGGTAAAGAATCAATCTGATGTTCAGTTAGGTTCTTGAGAATAGATGTAACCTTAACCGATAAGTCAAGGTCTGTCATGTCCTTAGCATTCGCATAAAGGTCATTAATCTGCTGCCATTGAAAGACTGTTACATTTGACCAAGTCATACCCATAAATAGTTGATTTCATTTTAAGTGTAATACAATGTCTATCCAAGGATACCCCTTGACTTCATGGGATTCTTTAGCACTCCCAATCATTGCCAAACTATGCACCCCCATCCAAGAAGGGAGAACGGGTTTTTTGGTTATCCTTGTCGGTAGTTATCATTGTGTTACTACCACTTTTATCCCGTTCTTATCATCTCCAGTCTGTTCCCGAGGCAGACTGTTAAGCATAGATGACACGTTCATTCATTTACTTTTTGTGCTAAAGTTGGGGTGAACCCGTGTTAAGACCCAATCAAGTCCAAAGATAGGGAAAAAAAGAACCCACCTGATAGCAGCAAGTGGGTCTAATTTATGCGGGTTGCATGAATCAAACCCGAATCATACTGCTATTATTATTCGGATTGACTTAGCAAAAATACTAAATATTTTAGAAAACTAACTTTTTTAGCAGAATATTTTAAAAAAAGTAGTTTCCCCCCGACTTCCCCCCTAAATAAATGAATACCTCCCACTCCCCACATTCTTCTGAAGGTGTTGCCATGCAAGTGCAAGGGACATAACCGCATCATCGTGGAAAGAGGTTGGGGCAGAATATTTAACTCCGTGTGCAGAATATTGGTACTCAAAGATTTCCAACTCATCCACAATAGGACCTGGAGGGAAGGTTATCTTTCTTTGGTGTATGGCGGATGCAAGACCCTCCATAAGCATCTGCTTACTTGTACTGCTGAACTTGTACCCTTGCACATCTAACCCCTCCCGTTGCATATCCTCAAAAATAGGGTCTCCTACCCCAGTGCTATCCATCAGGATGGGTGCTTTAGGTAAATTGATAATATATTCCTTAGTCTGCCTCCAATCCCTTTGGAAGCGTTCAAAATGGCATACAGACCCATTCTTATCCAAGCCGACTACAACTGTGTAGTCAACTGACTTGGCAAGGTCAATGCCATAACAAGCGACTGGGTTTGTAGACATCGGGTAGATGCATTGCCTTATGAATGCAGACCCAAAAGGGTTGGCAGCATTCTCGGCAGGATTCGCCATATACTCTTGCTCAAAAACTACCTCGGGTAGTTGCATTCTTGCACTATCTACCTCTGACTTATCAATGTATGGGTTATCATAAGTGCTGAACTTGAAACTTGCCCAATCTTCTTCACCTCCATTTCCTTTCATGAACAAAGAATAAAAGTAGTTCTTACCCTTTGGGGTAGATAAGAATAATGCTTTTCCCTTGTAATCTGTCAGGGTTGGTCTGATTGAATTTAACCACCCATCCTCAAGGTTAGGAATGAAAGATGCCTCATCTATAATGCAAAGATGAAACTTCAACCCTCTAAGATTGTCCAACCTTTCACCCGTAAAGAATCGGATTGTACCACCCGTGATAAAGGTGATGACCAAGTCTGCCTCATTCTTTTTATAAATCTCATTCGGCAACATATCAAGCAACTCCTGAAAGAATATTTTACCGAGTTGGTATGTTGGAGTTATGTAAGCAACCCTCTTGCCTTCTATACCGCTTTCTAAGGCGATTGTCTGACTGATAAGGGACTTACCAAACCTTCGCCCTGCCATCATAACAATGAACCTCTGTGGGCATTCTATGACCTTTCTTTGGTCATCGTGTGGGTTATGTAGTTTTACCTCAACGGTCACGGGTAATCTTTATTTCACTCACCTCATGCTTGTTCTCAGTCCTTTCGGCAATATTGTTCAACCTTGCCACCAAATTAGGTGCTTTGTATCTTCCAGTTAGTGTGCCTTCAATTTGGTCCTCCTCCCATTCACGCCTCATACACGTAACGACCCCCAAATAGGAATCGTATGCACCCTTATAATTGTCAATATACTGGTGAACATTAAAGCCGTAATTCCTAAAAACGAAACTCTCAAACCCTACTTTTTGGTATGGTTTCTTAACCCTTATAACCTGCACACCTTTCCCAGTTGCTATCTCTTGGATATCAGGGTTATTATCAATGTGTGTTTTATACTCATCCCATATCTTCAGAAGGTTCTCAGGAGTATCTATATACTTCTGTTTTATTGGTGGTTTATTTTCTCCTCTCTTTGCCATTTTATTTCAATTTAGTTAGTACACGATTATGCACAAGGTTCAACTCATGCTTCCAATATTCATTACTTCCTTCTCTTGGGAGGACCTCATCTACTGCTACTGATACAGATTGAATCCCTTGAAAGTAACCCCACGGCATTGGTATAGCATTATTGCAGTCATCTATTACAAGTGTGCCACCTACTTTGAGAATAGGAAGGTAATGGGTTAGGTCTGACTTTACCACCTCATAGGTATGTCCTCCATCAATGTACAAGACATCAGGAGGATTTTGTGATGCCAATTTGATTGCGTTAGGGTTGGTTGAATCCAAGCGGATTAACTCATAGTCATCCTTAATATTAAACACATCATGCAGTCTTATTATATCTGCCTCATAATCGCTTTCCCAATGCCCATCTGAGGTATCAAGTGGGGTTATTCCTATTCGCCTAACCTTCTTACCATGTCTTTCTGCAAGTAGACTTACAATAGCAAGTATCTGCCCTCTAAAGACTCCTATTTCCATAAAGGTAAACTCATCAGGCATCTTCTTTACAATCTCATTCCACATCCAAAGGAAGCATCTTTCACCGAATCCGAAAGCGTTTGCTTCAATCCAATCCCGATAGGCTTTGAGTTCTTTGTCAGCATTCACCTTTTCGGTGTACTCTTTTACCAGTTCATCCATCATAGTTGATAAAATTTAGTCATGTCAGTTTTCCCGTTCCCATGTAAAAATATCGGGGCAGTACCTGTGATGTTATTTATAAGTCTATTGTTATGGAAGGTAAAGTCATCATCTTCTTCAAATGCAATAGATTGAAATGCTACACATTTAGTATCAAGTTCTATGTTTCCAATAACACACTGGTCTGTGTACCAAGACTGGTCATTCTCTGCATCAGGGAATGGGTATCTTTCTACTAATTCAATGAAATATTTAGACTTCCCATATATCTGCCCTGAGTTTGGATACCTCCAACGTGATAAACTTATAAAGTGAATTGCTTTGCTTGGGTCGGGGTAGCATTGTTTTTCTGCACTGATAATAACTTTATCAGTATTTAATTTAAATTGATTAGGACCTGATATGCAGTATACATCAAAGGCATCAAGCATTATAAAGTCATCAATGTTGCTATTTTTGAGATATTTATAAAGTTCTGTAATTTTATAACCCAATCCTCTGAATGCTTCTTTAATCTCAACGTAATCCCATCCGTGTCTGCGGAGTGAATCAGTTAGGGTTAATTGCCCAGGGTGATTAGGATTATCTGAAATGATTATTACTTTCATATTACAAAAGGGTTATAGTAAATCGGTCTTATACCGTGATAGTATTCATGGGTAATCTTTATCACTTCCTGAGTAACCTCACTGCTATGCTTCTCCTTCCAAGACTGATACTCGGTTTCTCCTTTATCAATATGGTCTATCTCAATATGAGGTAAGAACACATTCCACATCCCTGCAACTGTAGACCGATGACTTGCAAGGACATCATCATAACCATACAAGCAAGGTTGGTAAAGATACCCAATTTTGTCTAATAATGCTGAGGAGTACATCTGACAAGTACCTATGATGTGATGACACTTCTCAACTATAATCCACCTTTGCCCTGCCATGTGTGGAAGCATTACTAACTCACTTCTCCAATCAGGCAATGCGTGATTCGGTTCTTCCCAACAATCTTTTCTTTTTAGTCCA